ACAAATATAATTATATTCTGGGTATTTTCCTAATTATTTACTATATTTGTAGTAAGTTAAGATGAATATACAAGGAATAAAAATAATATTACCAAGGAAACCAAAAAAAAGTTCTATCATAGGTTATAATAAATCTAAGAAGAACCAAAAATGGACAAGGACTTCTTTGCCAGAATCATGGGATTTTTTAAGTGAGATAAATAAAAATAAATTTATTGAACAAGAATTTGAAAGAAGACTGAATGGAGTTTGGTTTATGAATAATGGAACTCCCACTTATATAACAGGAGCTCATTATTATTATTTAAATTGGTGTGCAATTGATATTGGATATCCAGATTACTGGGATAGAGATAGAAGGTTTTTTCTTATATGGGATTCTGTTAGAAAAGATAATAATAGTTTTGGGTTAATTATGCCAAAACATAGAAGACAGGGTGCGTCCTGGAAAGCGGCATCTATTATTCTACATGATATAACTCTATCGTATAATTCAAATGGAGGTATGTTAAGTAAAACAGGTAGTGATGCTAAAAAGCTCTTTGACAAGGTTGTTTATATTTTTAGAAAGTTACCATATTTCTTTCAGCCTATTATTGAAGGAACGGATTCTCCTAAAACTGTATTATCTTTTAAGAAACCTGGAGAACGAATTACAAAGAATAACAAACAGGTTAAAGCCTCAGAAGCATTAGATAGTCAGATAGATTGGAGAAATACAAAGAATAATTCATATGATGGAGAGAAATTAAAAACATTTGTTTCTGATGAGGGAGGTAAATGGTTAGAAGCTGATTGTTCAAGGAATTGGCAGATAGTTAAACCAGCTCTCTCTCAAGGAAGAAAGATTATTGGTAAAGCTTTTTTACCATCAACAGTTAATGAGATGGAAGAAGGAGGTAAAGCTTTTAAAGATATATGGGATGATTCAGACCAAGGAGAGAAAGTTTTAGGTACAGATAGAACAATATCAGGACTTTATAGATACTTTATTCCTGCTTATGATGGGTTTGAAGGATTTATTGATGAATATGGTAAAAGTATTATAGAAAATCCAAAGTCTAAGATTTATGATAAATACGGAGATGAAATCTCTGTTGGTAGTAAAGAGTATTTAAAAAAGATAAGAGATGGATTTAAGAACGATACAAATAAATTAGCGGAACATAAAAGGCAGTTTCCTTGGACTCCAGAAGAAGCTTTTCGTGTTAGTACGGATGATTGTTTGTTTGATTCAGAAAAAATATATCAACAAATAGATTACATAGAGGGTTCAGGAGGTAAGATGGTAACAAAAGGAAACTTCATATGGAGTAATGGGATTAAAGATACAAAAGTTGTATGGAGGCCAGATAAAAAAGGAAAGTGGTCAGTTGTACTTTTACCAGATTCACAAAAGATTAATTCACAAATTACAAAGTTTGGGAGTAAATATCCTGGTAATGAATTAGAATTTATATCTGGGTGTGACCCTTTTGACCATGATGTAACTACAGACGGAAGAAGGTCAGATGCTGCGAGTTATGTTTTTAGAAAATTTAACGCTCATGAACAAGATGATTCTCATATGTTTGTATCTCAATATATACACAGGCCTCCTAAGGCTGAAATATTTTTTGAAGATATGTTAATGCAGTGTATATTTTACGGATGTCCTATATTAGTTGAGAATAATAAAATAGGATTAATTCAGCATTTTAAAAGAAGAGGATATGAAAAATATTTAATGGCTAGACCAGAATCAACACATACTAAATTTAGTAAGAAACAAACTGAAGTTGGTATACCAGCAACTGGATTAGCTGTAGCTAACGCTCTTGTAGATTCTATACAATCTTATATTTATGATTATGTTGGTATAAATGAAGAGGGGGTAATAGGTAAGGTATTTTTTTACGAACTATTAAAAGACTGGTTAGAATTTGATGTAAACAACAGAACAAAATATGATGCTAGTATGGCAAGTGGATTTACATTACTAGCTTCACAAAAATATATAAAGCCAAAGATTGAAATAAAAACAACTCAACCTTTTGTTAGGAAGTATAGTAATAATGGAAAAATATCTAAAATAATTAAATAATGGCACAAAAATCATTTAGCGGTTACCCAGACCCTTTTAGTTCCCGAGAAGAGAAACTAGATAAAAAATATGGGATTCAATATTTTAAAAGAATGTATAAAGAATGGGCTGACGAGGAAATTGGAAGCGGTTCTTATGTATCTCGTAATGAGAGATATAAGAGATATAGAGAGTATGCTGAAGGAATGCAATCTATTGAACAATATAAAGATTTATTAGGAGCTAATGGAGATAGTTCTTATTTAAATCTTAATTGGGAAGTTGTTCCTATGATACCTAAATTTGTAGATGTTATTGTAGGAGGATTGACAAATCAAGAATATAAAATAAAATGCACTGCTATTGACCAGGTATCTAAAGATAAAAGAAGTGAAGATAAATTAAAAAAGTTAACAGCTATGGAATTAAAAGAATTTCATGCTGAGGTGGCTGGATTATCAGGACTTCCATTTGATGCTGGTGATGAAGAGTTGCCAGAAAGTAAAGAAGAGTTAGATTTATATATGAGTTTGAATTATAAGCAGATGGTAGAAATAGCAATGGAAGAGGGTATTGAGTTAACTTTTTATTTAAATGACTGGGGAGAAGTAACGAAAAGAATATCTAGAGATTTAGTTGTTTTAAATATTGGAGCTAGTAAAACAGACGTAGAAGACGGCAAATTAACTATTAGATATGTAGACCCTAGTCATTTAATTACATCTCATTCTTCAAGACCAGATTTTAAAAATATACAACACGCTGGAGAAGTTATATATATGAGTATTCATGAATTAAAAAGATTAGCTGGAGATGAGTTTTCAGATGAGGAGTATGTTGAAATAGCTAGAAATAATGCTGGTAAATATGGTAATCCTAAAAATTTAGCAAAGGGTAGTAATTATTATAATGAATATGAGATACATGAATATGATACTTATAAAATAGCTGTATTAGATGGATTATATAAAACTGTAGATGATTTAAATTACGAAAAGAAAGAAAATAAATATGGAGGATATACTATACATAAAAAGAATAAAGATTATAAACAACCTAAAAATTCAAAACAGAAACGAACAAAACTTAAAACAACTGTAGAGAATATTTATAAGGGGAAATGGATTATTGGTACAGATTATATATTTGAATATGGATTAGCTACTAACATATTAAGACCTAAAAGTAATCTTTCAAAAGCTATCTTGCCTTATTCTATATACGCTCCTAATATATTGAATATGAATAGTAAAAGTCTTGTAGAAAGAATGATTCCTTTTGCTGACCAGATACAATTATGTCATCTTAAAATACAACACTTGATGTCTAAAGCAAAACCAAAAGGTTCTGCTATTGAATTAGGAGCTATAGAAAATGTAGGTAAGGGAGATGGAGGTACATTCACCCCTATTGAAGTTCAAGACATATATCAACAAACAGGTAACTTATATTATAGAAGTCAGCAAGATGATGGAAGTCCTTTACCATCTATGCCTATACAAGAATTAGGAGGTGGAATTGGAGGAGCGTTACAAGAATTAATTGCTATATACCAATATAACTTACAAATGCTTCGTGATGTTACAGGTATAAATGAAGCTAGAGATGCGAGTCAGCCTGATAAAGAATCGTTAGTAGGAATACAGAAAATGGCTTTACTTGCTTCTAATAATGCTACAAGATGGATTAACCAAGCTTTATTATCTATAACTCAAAGTACAGCTAAAAGTGTAGCTTTAAGAGTTCAGGACCTTGTAAAATATAAAGGAGCTTATAAAGGATATGTTCAAGCTATAGGAGAATTTAACATGAAAGCTATTGAGGTAAGTAAAGATGTTACTATGGCTGATTACGGAATTATGATTGAACCTTTACCAGATGATGAACAAAAAGCTATATTAGAACAAAATATTCAAATGTCTATACAACAAGGAGCTTTAAGATTAGAAGACGCTATTATGATTAGAAATGTTACTAATATTAAATTAGCTAATCAGCTACTAGTGATAAGACGTAAGAAATATGCTGAAGAAGCTGCTAAAGCTGCTCAAGAAAATGCTAGAGCTAACGCTGAACAACAACAAGCTTCTGTTGCGGCTAAAGCTCAAGCTGATGCTCAATTAAAACAAATGGACAATGAAATGTCAATGCAAACACTACAAGCTGAATATCAAATGAAAGAAGAGTTCGCTAAAGCTGAACATGATAGAAAGTTAGAAATAATAGAAGCCACTGGAGAAATTAAGTCAGAACACATTAAATTAGCTGAAGATGATTCTGATTTAGTAAGAACTAAGGTGAAATAATTGTATAATAAAGATTTTTTTATTATATTTGTAAATATTAATTTAAATTTAAGAAAATGTCAAATAAAAATTTTGAACAATTGGCTGCTAAAAATATGGGTTATGAATTAGCGGAAGAAACAGAAACTCAAGAAACAAAAACAGAAGTAACTGAGAAAACTGAAACAGAAACAAAAACAGAAGTAACCCAAGAAGAAAGTTCTTTGAAAGAAGATTCTACTCAAGAAACAAGTGAGGAAACAACTAATACTGAAAAAAGTTTTGAAGACCTATTAGCCGAAAAGACTAATGGTAAATATAAAACTTATGAAGAGATTGAATCCTTACTTTCATCTACAGAAACATCATCAAGTTTTGCTAACGAACAGATGGCAGAATTAAATGATTATGTATCTAAGGGTGGAGATGTTCAAGAGTATTTAAAAACTCAGACGGCGGATTATGACGAAATGGATGAATTATCTTTAGTTAAATCTCATTTGAAATTTAGCAATCAGGATTTAGAAACTGATGAAGTTGATTTACTTTTCAATAGTCAATATAAACTAGATGAGGATATATATACTGCTGATGAAATAAAGTTGTCTAAGATTAAATTAAGAAGTGATTCTAAAAAAGCTAAGAAAGAGCTTCAATCATTTCAAGATAAATCTGCAGTTCCAAAACAACATAGAGAACAGGTTAATAAGCAAAAACAATCTGAAGAAACTCAAAAGTTATGGGCTGAAAAAATAGATAACTCTTTATCTGACTTTAAAAATGTTGATTTTGATATAAATGATAAAGGAGAGAAATTTTCTTATGCATTATCAGAAGAAGCTATTGAAAATGTTAGAACATCAAACAAGAATCTATCTGATTTTTGGAATAGATATGTAAATAAGGATGGTAGTGAGAATATTGCTAAACTTAATAAAGACATGGCTACTTTAAATAATTTAGATTCAATAGTTAGAAGTGCGTTTACTCAAGGATTATCAAAAGGTAAGGGTGATATAATAGATGATATTAAAAATCCTTCCTATACTCCTGAAAGTAAAACTATTTCTGACAAACCTCTTTCTATGTCTGAGCAAATTGCTGCTGAGTTAGGAAAGAATTTATAATTAACTAAATATTAATGCTTTAAAATAAAATAAAATGGCATATACTACTACACCTGGAATCCCTAGTGCTTTTCAGGTAGCTACAAACGAAAACTACGTTTCTACGCTAAGTATTCATAAACCTGAGGTTGCTGAAGACTTTGTTAATAGATACGGAGAACAATCCCTAATGGGATTCTTAGATGCAGTTGGCGCTATGGCTCCAGTTGCTCAAAGAAAATATGAACACTATGAAGATGATTATTTACACCAAAACTTTACACAAGAAGGAACTCCAACTGTTGCAGTTGGTGGTACTACTATTACTTTATCAGATGCTTACTTTTCTGATGGAGCTGGTGCTACTGGGTCTCACTTTTTAAGAGTTGGAGATATTGTACAAAACTCTTATGGTGAAATAGCTTTATGTACATCTAGAGCTACTAATGATACAGCTGTTTTAGTTCCTTACAAAAATGCTTCTTGGACAGCTTTAGTTGCTTCCGATATATTAATTGTAATTGGTAATGAGCATGCTGAAGGTACAGGACAGCCTGATGGAATCACTCCAACAGCTAACCACTATGAAAACTATACTATGATTATGAAAGACTCTTTCCAGGTGACTGGTTCTGAGGCTACTAACAAAATATGGTTTAAAGTGAATGATGCTGCAACTGGTAAATCTGGATACCTATGGTACTTAAAAGGTGAAGGTGATACTTATAAAAGATTTAACAACTACTGTGAAACTCAAATGTTATTAGGTCAAGTTGCTACTAACACGAATGCTGCTTTAACTGGTACAATCGGTCAAGGTGGTATTAATGGTACTGAAGGTTTAATTGACTTTATGAGAAGTGGTAACTCACAAACTTATAACCAATTAGCTGGATTTAACCTTTCTGATTTTGATTCTATGATTCGTACATTAGATACTAATAGAGGAGCTAAGGAAAACACTATGTGGTGTGGAATTGACTTATCGTTAGCTATTGATGATGCGGTTGCTGCAATGTTTGCAGGTGGAGGTATCTCTTACGGAGCTTTTAATGGTTCTGAAGAAATAGGAGTTGCTTTCGGATTTAAATCATTCGCTAGAGGTGGATATACTTTCCATAAGAAAGCATACGAAGCTTTAAGTTACTCTCCAATGATGGGTGCTTCAGGATATAACTATTCTGGTATGGGACTTGTTATTCCTGGAGATATGGGTAAAGATGCTAAATCTAGAGAGTCTATTCCTTCTTTAAGAGTTAGATATAAAGAAGCTGGAGGATACTCTAGAAAAATGGAGCACTGGTTAACAGGTTCTGCTGGACTTGCTAATCCTACTTCTGATGTTGACGAGTTAAGATGTCACTACAGAACAGAAAGAGGATTTGAAGGTTTCGCGAACAACAGATTCATCTTACTTGAAAGAGCTTAATTAAGTTCTTGATTATATAAAGAAAGGGGAGGACTTGTCTCCTCCCTAATCTTTTTTTTATTAATTATATTAAATTTAAAAAAATGGCAAAAAAGAAAAAACAAATTACTATCTTTAGATTAGTAAACAAAAATGAAAAACCTGCTACATCAGGTAGGTATTATCCAGTAAGTCACAGAATCCCATCAATAGATGAAATTTTTGATGAGGAATCTGGAAGAAACAGAAAAATCCAATATGTTTTAGGGGAGCAATCAATTTACGCAGATGAACAATCATCTTTTAATCCTGTATTAGGAGATATTATATTTCATAATGGTTCTTTACCTGTCCAATATCAACAAGTTACTTTAAGAGAGTTCTTAGAAAAAAGTAATTATAATATTTCAAATCCAGAAAGAATGAGTACTAAGAAATCTATTTTTGAAACTGTTGATTTAGAAACTAGTGCGGAAAAAGATTTACAAAGTTTAGAAACAGAATTTCATGTTATGGAAAGTTTAATGGCTATGGACGCTCAAAAAATGGTTGGATATGCTAGAGCTCTGGAAGTAGATGTAAACAGAAGTATGTATGAAATTAAGCATGATATGATGGTTATGGCTAAAAATAACCCAGAGTTATTTATGGAACAAATTTCTAATCCTAAACTTGAAAGAAAACAAGTTATTATGGATGCTGATGAAAATAACATATTAACAATAGATACAGCTAATAGAAGAATTAGTTGGGGTATTG